GAATGTAAACTGAATCCGCTCTTGAGAATTGTACCATGTCAATAGCTTCTTCAACAAGGTTAGAGTTGTTTACATAATCAATACTTGATGTCGCAAATACGTTGATGTTCGTTGATTCAGGATTTGCAAATGTCAATATACCAAGTAAGTAAGCGTAGTAGTCAGTGTTCGCAAAATCTTGAGTATTGTTTTGAACTACAATTCTTTTGAATAGACCATCACCAGTCGCGTTTGGATATCTTGTAGATGGAGATGCTCCTGCCAAGAAACCTGTTGCTCCCAATTGGAATCTGTCCTCGTTAGTTCTAAACTCTCTATAAATGTCCCATCCATCAAAACCACCCGCGAAACATATTGTGAATTTTCTTGAGTAGATGAAGTAATAAGGGTTTTCTTGAGTTTCAGGGTCTCTTGTAAAGTCAGCAACACCACATTCAAATGCTGTTTGACCACTTGTTAAAAATGAATTAGCAAGTGTTACTACTGTTGCGCCAGAATCCATGTGGAAACCTTTACTTAAATAATTCCATGGTGCCCCTTCAACAGGAAGTGGAGATGTAATCCAGCTAATAGGATTTTGTGTTCCTTTATATTGTAAGAATGAATCATCAACTCCAAATTGACTTGAGAAACCTAAGTAACTTCTTCTAACAATGTCACCTGAAGATTCAGTTACATCAGTTGGAGCTCCGAATGGAGGGTTATAAATAACTTCACCAGGAAAGTAATATTTTGTTTTGAAAATTGGAACTGGTGAAGGGTTGGTTACCGAAGAGTATTCTCTTTGTGTGTATCCATAGAAACCACAAGGGATAGCATCAATTGGTGCTTCGTCAGCCAACTCAATCATAATGTAACGTGAAATCAATGCATACTCTCCGTCACTTGAACCGATTTTCTTAGCAACGAAATTATTAGATGCCGGATCCATGTTACAGTTAGTGAATTTTTCAATCACCACAGGGTTAGCGTCAGTGTCAAAGAAATTTCTAACCAACACATCAAATGTCATGTTATTAAATGATAAGTTAGTGATAGAAATTTTTACCTCTGTGTTTGCAGCATTACCGTCAGAAATTGATATAAACTTGAATAAGTTATAAACCTTATTACCTCTAAGTTCAGATACTAAATATGGTGTACTCGGTGACTTATATTGAGTTACATTGTAAGCTATTGATTGTGAGTTCTCACTTCTAGCATCTTCAAGTGCTATCAAATTACAATTCAAACCACGAATATATCCTTGATTATACGCATAATTCAAAGTATTAGGGTAAATCTCTTCAACATAAACAGGAACCTCGTTTCTTGATTTACCAAAGTTATCAACACCAAGAACTTTAGTGATGAACTTAGAAGACGATGCCGCCATTGAAGTTTCAAAAGAGAAATTGTCTCCGTCTTTTGTTACACCTGAAATTAAGAATGTCTCAAATGGTGATTGAGTAACACCTGAGTATTGTTCACTACAATTCAAAGTCAAAGCTGATAATGCGTTAACTTCATAAATCGGTCCGTGGTTGTCACTTGTAGAACTATTAGTGTATAAAGATATACCTCTTGAACGTAAAGTTGCAACAACCATGTTGTTATATTCAGAGTAAGCAGTTCCTGAGTAAGTATAAACATTACCAGATATCGTACCTGTGAATGTTGAGGACGCTCCTGAAGTTAATGAAGATACATAATAGAAGAATGAATATCCAGAATATGCATTTCCTGAAGTAATATCAAAGTTAGCATAATACCATGGATCATTCGAATCAGAAGACAAGTCGTTAGTTGCAAGATTAACTGTGTCACAATCATATTCATTTATTATGTTTGAATAAGTTGCGGTCAAGTCATAAAAGTTAGATTCAGGCATTGCTCCATAAACAACTGCTGTGTTAGCAGATAAAGATGGAGTATCCATGATATTATCAAGGTTACTTGTAAAATCCAACGCTAAAGTTGATGTGCTACCATCAGACAATCTATATTGAGTGTTAAAATTCGCAAGAACTTGTGGAGGTAATGCTCCACCTGTAAATGTTACAGTATTTCCTGAAGATGACCCTGAGAAGTTTGCACTCCATGTAGTTCCAGTTGCCGGATTAAGACCGATAGTTAATGGGTCAACATTCGCAGTTACCTTGATACTCCAAGATGGTCCTGCGTCATATCCAGATAAACCTAAAATTCTCGTAACGAAAAGTTGGTTAGATTGTTGTAAATATGATTTTGCGATATAAGCCGCTTCATATTTCGGGATTTGTGTGTTTATAAATTTTGTAGGTTCAGTCCCCCCAAAATATGCTTGAAACTCATCATAGTTTGTGATAAAAATAGGTTCGAATGCGGGACCTTTAATTGTTTCTCCCACTAAACCTAGTGTAGTCACACCCACACTTTGAGCCACAAATGATAAGTCAGTTTCAGACGTATATACTCCAGGCGATACGTATACCTTTTGATTTACTTGTGTTGCCATGCTTTAATTATTCTATTGCAGATTTATTTTAATGATAAATATTCATATCTATATGAAAAAACTTGACTTTTGAATATCTATTTGTAAGGAGTATGATTTTATTCTACCTTTTTTCTGCCCATGAAAACAACCAAAGAAATAAAGAATATCAAAATATCCCCTGAATCACACGAGATATTAAAAAAGTACTGTGAAAAGCGTGGGATAAAAATCTATAAGTTTTTAGAAAATCTTATTATAGAAAATTGTAAAGAGAAGAAAGATATCTATGGAGAGGATTAAACCAACTGAGATTCAAACTTGATGGTGGACTCTAAGGAGTTATTAGTTTTGACAACATCAATCCTTAAAATATCATTTGTGGTGATTTGAATTTCTGAAACATCACTACCAAAATAATCACCATTTATATAAACATCAAAACTATCAACATTGGTCGACCCAACTAAAGATAAATTGGCAGTAAAATCAATTATTTCACTTAAGGTATCATTTCCAACTATGTATAAAAAGTTGGATAAAAATTCATCAGGATTTTCAGGAAACTTTGGTCTCCTTCTTTTTAATACGGTAGTATCTAATTCCATAATTTGAGCAACTCTAGCAATCGCAGGCTTGACTTCAAATTCCTCCTCATCAATCAAATAACCTAACATAGTGAAGTCATAATTCTGAATAAAATATTTTCTAGCATCAAGTTGCATTTGTGACTCATCAGATATATTATTAAGAATAATTGGAACATATTGACCTTTAATAAAAGTGTAAGCCTGTCTTGAAGAAAACTTTTGCATTACAATCTTATTAAGTTGATTTAACTCCCTCATTCTATTACAAATAATTTTGACACTGTAATTAATATCAACTGGAACTGGTTGTGGGATTGTATATATATCCATACCTTGTTCATTACCATTCCAAGTTGGTACAGAAGCATAATAGAATTGTTTTCTGTTAGGTATAGTATATTGTAAAGACGGATTAGTTCCGAATTTAACTTCAGGTTGTCTTACCACAGTAATGAATGGAGGTTCAGGATTGAAATCTAAGTTGGTAAATAAAGCGGTCTCCACATATTGAGACCAATTTTGTGTTGTAATTATAATATCAACCATTGGAATTATTTTTCCAGCGGTCACAACTTGAAGATCTTCTTTGACAAAATCTAACATACCACGATCCAAATCAGCATGTAATACTGACTTTGGTAAGTAAGTTCCATCTTTGTTTATATACTCAAGAAGTTGTTCTCTTCTTGCATACAAAGTTTTCTTCGGAACTAAAGGTAATGTAGGTTTGACTTGTTTTGGTAATGGCATCTTTTTTTATTTTTCAGAATTATCATGTCCACATTTATGACACATGTAAGGGTCTTTACCACCTTCAGATAATTTCCAAGACCAACCACATTCATCACAAATAACTTTCTCTTTGGTGACCTTTTCAATGATTCGAGTCAGCTGAGTTTCCCTAACAATAATTTTCATTATATTCCCCTAAATTCATTTTCACTCACATAAGTGGCAACAATAGTTCTGTAAAAAGGTTTGTACCCACCATACGTATGTTTATTATCAGATTTTACGTATCCATCATCGGCAACCACATAATATCTAACTCGGTTTTCCGATTCATAGTATCCAAAATAATCACCCATAAATATCTCTACACCCATATCATCCAAAGTTTTTTGGTAGATACTGAACTTCATGTTACCTGGCTCTTGTTGCTCTACTTTGGAATTTCCAAGATTTTTATGAGCGGGCGCCATAACTTGAACTAATCCTTTCAATTCAACAGGTGCGAGAAACTGTATCCCATCTTCCAATACTTCACCATATACATCATCAGTTTTTGTCTTCCTTCTATCAATACGGTAAAGTACTATGGTGAAATTCATGTCACCGATTAGCCATTCTTCACCCATACCGATATCTAAACTATAATCTTCAGCTCCGAAGAATTTACCTAATCTTGTTATTGGAACTAACTTTTCTGCCATTATATTATGTGATTTCCTATATATTGATAAATACTCAGTTTATAACTATATTTTAACCAAATATTTTTCTTATAGATGAATGTAAGTCTAGAATCGAAAGCATTAGCACTATTGGAATCTTATGAAGGTGGAAATAACTATTTGCTTGAACTCAAACGAAAGTCTCAAATAAATAAAAAATTCTATCCAACAAGAAGCCAATCTGAGTATATTATCAATAACCATAACAACCAACCAAAGGTTGCAAAGAAGTGGGTTATACTAGACGCATACTTTGCAAAAAAGTTAGCGGATGACAAATTATATACCATAATACCTGATAGAGTATGGGTTGAAAAACTATTGTGTGATACAGAAAAAGCATTTCACATTTGGGGTAAGGTGTTCGAAACTGAAGAATTCCACGATTTTTGGTTACCAAAAGCAGCAATTATAAAAGACAATTCAGTTAAAGATGTTGTTATAGATTATGAAAAATATTCTCATAGACCTCCACTCCAACATCAAAAAGAATCAATCCAAAAACTTGTTGAAAATAAAAAATTCATATTAGCTGACGATATGGGTTTGGGAAAAACCACTTCAACAATCATCGCAGCTTTAGAAACAGGAGCAAAGAAGATTCTTATCATTTGTCCTGCAACTCTGAAGATTAATTGGAAACGAGAAATAGAAAATTACTCGGACAGATCGATATTCATATCTGAAGGAAAAACTTTTAGTACCGAACACGATTTTGTAATCATAAACTACGACATTATTAAAAACTTTCATGACACTAAGAAAAAAGATGAATCGCAAGTTATTGCTGCCAATTTTGATTTGGTGGTCGTTGACGAAGCACACTATATCAAGAATCCTACGGCCCAAAGAACAAAACTAATCAACGACATCGCAAAAAATGTTGATAGACTATGGTTATTGACAGGTACCCCGATGACATCAAGGCCAATGGACTATTTCAACTTGTTACATCTTATTGAATCACCTGTCGCCCGTAACTGGATGGCATATGCTATCAGATATTGCAGCGGATATCAATTTAATGTTGGAGGACGTAAAGTTTGGAACGTGACAGGGTCATCTAATTTGGAAGAACTACGGGACAGAACCACAGGTCTTGTCTTACGAAGACTCAAAGAAAACGTATTGGACTTACCTGAAAAAATAATCACCCCTGTTTATTTGAGATTGAAGTCAAAGGCATACGATCT